CGCTATCAAAAAATCATACAAATTCACGGGGATACCTTGCGCTCTATTAAAATTTGAGCTATAAAATAATTACTATACAATTATTGAATGAATCTAGACGAGTATAGTCGACGGCCTAGAGACTAGATTCACAAACTAGGAGGATTAATTATGGCAACAACAACGTTTAACGGTCCGGTTAGATCCGAAAAAGGATTTCAACAGGTCAATAAAAACACTTCAACAGGAGCTTATACTGCAAGAACTCTGGGACTAAAACCAGATCTTACTAGTCTGACTGCTACTGTAGTAGCGACATCGGGAACATTAACTTATGCCGCTAATGTAATTACGGTCAACAATTACACAGGACTCGCAGCACAAGCTGTTACTTTACCTGCAGCGACAGTAGGAACTATAGTAGTTCATGCTCAATCAGATGATACAACTGGTGGAACACTTACTTTGACTTTCACATGTGCAGGGAGTGATGTTTTTAGAACTGGTTCAAAAATGGAAAGTAGAGCCACTGGAACAGTTCAAACTATTTCTACATCTGCCGCAACAAATACGGTATTAACGTATACACCTGCGAATGCAGCAACTAATAGTTTAACTCATGGTTGTTATCTGTACTTTACATGCTATGAAAAAGGCACTTGGGACTTTGCTTTTGACTTATCAAGAGCAAATGATGCAGATACAGGCGCAGCTGCTTGGAGTTAATAAATAAATAATTAATGTGAGCTTCTTCGGGAGCTCACACTTAAGGAGATAAAATCATGGGAAATGTAACAAGTGTAAAGTCGAAATTTTTTGAACCGCAAGGTGTCGATGATGATAAAGTATCTGCATCAGCTGCAGCTGCAACTTTAGTTATAGCTGACGGAGGACCTTATGGAAATCTTACAGAAACAATAACTATTAAATCGGCTGCTGGTAATAATAGTGGAAATACTTTCACGATTACAGGAACTGATGGTAATGGAGACGCTCAAACAGAGGATCTTACAGGACCTACGGCAGGTGCTACAGTAAATTCTGCAAATAAATATTTGACGGTTACGAGTATTGTTTCTGATGGAGCTATTGTAACTGATATTCAAGCAGGAATATTGGGCACAGGAGCACTTACTGGAACTGTATTCGCAGGAAGAACAAGAATCAGAGGATTAACAGGTACAAGTAAAGCTTCGGCTGGAAATGTAGTTTTTAAAAATACTTCAATAACAGGAACTAGCTTATTAACGGTTGCTCTAACAGGCGCAGTGTCTTCGATGGACCCTTACATTCCTGATAATGGGGTACTGTTTAAAGCGGGTGCTTATATTAATTTAACCGCTGCTGATGTTACAGGTATAACAGTATTCTACGACGGTTAATAAGGAGACTGTATGGCTAATACGACATCCGGAACAGCAACGTTCGGGAAAACGTTTGCAATTGATGATATTATTGAAGAAGCCTTTGAGAGATGTGGTATTAGAGGAGTCGCTGGTTACCAGTTAAAAACTGCCAGACGCTCTTTGAATATTATGTTTCAAGAGTGGGCTAACAGAGGAATTCATCTCTGGGAAATTGGAGATGGTTACTTAACTCTTGTCGCTTCGACTAATGAATATATTGGCTATCGTTCAAGTGCTGATGGAACTTCAACTTTATTAAATAGTGCAGGTGCAGCTTTATATGGTACCGATGATATTTTTGAAGCATCTTATAGAAGTAGTGCAGGTACAACTAGTCAATCGGATAGTCCTTTAACAAAAATTTCAAGATCAACTTATTCCGCTTTATCAAATAAATTAGCCTTAGGGCAACCTTCACAATACTGGGTTCAAAGATTTATAGATAAAGTTACAGTTACTTTATACACAACTCCAAGTTCTAGTCAGGCCGGAGACAGAATTCAATTTTACTACATGAGTCGAATCGAAGATGCAGGGGCTTATACGAATGCAGCTGATGTTCCTTATTATTATATTCCCTGTATGTGTGCAGGTTTAGCTTATTATTTAAGTATGAAATATGCACCAGATAGAACACAAAATTTAAAAATGTTATATGAAGATGAAATCTTAAGAGCGGAGGCAGCGGATGGTTCGGACAATAGTACTTATATTACTCCGAAGACATACTATCCCAGCATTTAATTATGGCACGATTTGCACAAGGAAAATTTGCATTAGCGGTCTCAGACATTAGCGGACAATCTTTTCCATGGAATGAAATGGTTACACAATGGAATGGATTGTTTGTACATTATTCTGAATTTGAATCTAAACAACCACAATTAGATCCTAAACCAAGTGCTGCAGATCCAACAGCTTTACCAAAAACAAGAATACAACAACCTGCACCAGATGCTTTAAGATTTTTAGATTACAATGCTTTAACAACTGTTTCTGCAGGTTCAGGACTTATCAATGTCTATTCAGTCGATCATCAACGAACCTATGGAACTACTATAAGATTTAGAGGACCTCCTACAACTTCTCCTGGAACAGGAACTCCTGATACAGTAGGACCTGATGGCCCGGTTGCAGGAAATCCCATTGTTGGCTTTGCTAATATTGCAAATATAGATGGAATATCTGGAGCTACTATTTGTGGGGCCGCAGGATTTTCTGTAGTTCCTGGAAAATATACTACAGTAACTACAACTTTAGCTGCAGCAATTACTGATACAACGACAACCAGTGGGATTACTTTAACAAGCTCAACTAATTTTAAAACGAGTGGACCTTTTGTTCCTACTATTAATAATCCTAGTGGAACCCCTACAAATGCTATTTTAGTTGGAACTGAAATTATTAGTTATACTGGAATTAGTTCAAAGGTTTTAACAGGAGTCACTCGAGGAGCGAATGGTTCAACGGCTGCTACTCATTTAATTTTAGCAGCTGTTAGAAACTTATTGACTCCTGATAATTATTACTATTTGAATAGCGGAGGAACAGCGACTACTGGACAAATCAGTGGAGGTGGCTATAATACATCTTCAGGACCTGTTACATTAAAAACAATAGGACCACAATAATATGCCGGCAGGATTAACATACACTTTAGATAATTTACGGACGGATATCAGAAACTATACTGAAGTCGGGAGTACCGTTTTTAGTGATTCTGTTTTAAGTCCATTAATTATTAATGCTGAAAATAGAATTTATCGCTCTTTTGATGCTGATTTAGAAAGATTCTATGCTACATCTACATGTCAAATTGGAAATCGATATGTAACAATACCTTCAGATTTACGAGTCATTAGATATATTCAATTAACCAATGATGATGGGAATCAAGTTTATTTAGAACAAAGAGATCCTAGTTTTATGGCAGAATATTATGCAACTCCGAGTTCTTCTTCAACTAGTATTCCTAAATATTATGCCAATTGGGATGAAGAATATTGGGTTGTGTCCCCTACGCCGGATACCGCTTACACAATTACTTTAGCCTATAATAAAGAGCCAGTAAGTTTAACCGATTCATCAGTCAGTACCAGTGGAACCTATTTATCAAATAAATATCAAGATTTACTTTTATACGCATGTCTGGTAAATGCATATGGATACTTGAAAGGCCCGATGGATCTGCTACAACACTATCAAGGGCTTTATAAAGAAGCTTTAGAAACGTACGCGACTGAACAAATGGGTCGTAGACGCAGAAACGAATATCAGGATGGAGTTATTCGTCTTCCTATTAAATCGGAATCACCATCAACTTTTTAAGGAGATAAAAAAATATGGCAAACGTAATACCTTTCGCATTTCGTGGAGAACTTTTCACTGGAACGCATAATTTTGCTTCGGGAGGAGACAGTTTTAAATTAGCTTTATATACTGCAAATCCTTACAACACATCGAGTACTGTTTATAGTGCAACAAGTGAAGTGAGTGCTTCGGGAACTAATTATACTACAACTGGAAATACTTTAACAGGTAATGCTGTTGTAGCAGCTACAGCTGTAGCATCTTGTGATTTTGATGATACTAACTGGACAACAGCTACTTTTACAGCAGCTTATGGAGCAATCTACAATGATACTCAAGCAGATAAATTATGTGTAGTGTTAGATTTCTCAGGAAATAAAACTTGTACTAATGGTACATTTACAGTTACATTCCCGAGTCCAGCGACACCGGCGGATGCAATTATAAGCATGGCTTAAGGAGAATAAATGGCTTTAGTTATAAATGACAGAGTAAAAGAATCGAGTACAACTTCTGGAACAGGAACATTAGATCTTGCAGGAGTCGTAACTGGCTTCGAAGGTTTTGTTGCAGGAATTGGAACCGGTAATACAACCTATTATTCAATTTTTGAACAAGGAACTACTAATTGGGAAGTTGGAGTTGGTACTGTAACAGATGCAACTCCTGATACACTTTCAAGAACTACGGTTATCTCAAGTTCTAATTCAGATTCATTAGTAAGTTTTCTGGGTGGTACATTAGATGTATTCTGTACTTTACCAGCAAGTAAAGCTATTTATTTAGATACGTCTACACCAGCAGTACCAGTAGGAGCAGCGAGCGCAGGTTTTGCATTAGCAATGGCGGTTGCATTATAGGAAAAAATTATGGCACAAGATTTTAGAAACGATATACAAAGAAACGTAGGAACAGTAGCCCAACTATTGTTGGATGCAGGAAACTATGACGCCGTAATAGGAATTAGATGTTGTAATGTACATGCATCTTCAACTATTGCTTTGGATGTTTATATTG